ATCTCAGCAAGTACTTCCTCTCCCGTGACCAATTTCATCGTGGCGTGGAATGAGTCAGCAATCATACGTTTTATTTTCTTGCCTACATTAGTATTTAGGTTCAATTTTAAATGCCCTCCCTTTCTGTTGAAGTTTCCAAATGTATGTTCTGGTAAAACCTAGAGCAATTGCTGCCGCTTTGCTTGATGGATACTCTACACCATCAACAACAATTCGTCTACACACACTCTTGCCTATTGCTGCTTTGTGTTCTTCAGTTTGAGTTTTCCCAGCATTCCATGGTGATGCATTCCAATTGGTGTTTACTACTTCAACTTCCACAAATTCATCCACAGGTGGAAACCCAAATGCTTCATCTAAGTGTCTTAGGTTGACTCTCATATATCTAACCTCCCTACACCAGAATCTAGACTCATTTCAGACACCCTGTAAGTAAAGTTCTCATCCACATAGTATCGCATTCTTTCTACGAGATGATTTAATGTAAAGTTATTGCGTCCTCCAGGTTTACGGAAGTCATCAGCAATGTCATACAACATAGCAGAGTCTTTACCTTTTGCTTTACGTAGTCCTCTACCAATAGACTGGAGTACTCTGATACGTGACTTGGATGGTGAGGCAAATATAACATGATGGAGGTTTTTGATATTAACACCTGTACTCATTGTGCCATAAGAACCCAGAATAATATTATTAGAAGTAGCCTCAGAAATTTCACGAACTTCCTCTCTCACTTTTACTTTTGTATCACCATAGATGAGGTGAACAGGACGTGTCGTCATGTTTGTTATCATCTCATGCATTGGAATGCCATGTCCTTCCACTCTACCAAAGAGAACTAGAACATTACCTTCTAATGAATTTGCAAGGTTACAAATAAATCTGTTCCTCTGATACATGTTACCAATCCATTCAATCTCATCATTGTAAGTATCAAACTTCTCTGGTGCATGCTTCAGAGTGATGATTTCAACATTCAGTTTAGCAAGGAACCCTTTCTCCATCAAGTCAGAGGAGGATGTGGTCCTGTACACAGGTCCAAACTGCCCTTCAAGGATAAGTTTATGAACGTTCTTACCATCCAGTGTCCCAGTGAATCCATACCTCCACTTGGCATCAGGCATCTTCTTCATGATACCTTGCAATGACTTCGCCTTGAAGTTATGACACTCATCACCAATCACAGCATCATACTGTCTGAACCACTTCTTATCCAGTCCATATACAGACTGCCAAGTGGTTACTGTAACTGGTTTGTCTGTGTCCTTAGAGTGTCCTGCATAGATTTTGTGAACAAACGCATCAGTGTCCCATCCATAATCAGCGAAGTCCTTTGTCATCTGCTCCACAAGTCCCTTAGAAGGCACCACAATGATGACTTTCTTATCAATGGACTTCAGATACCTAGCGATGGCGTAAATCATCAGAGACTTACCTGACCCTGTAGGTGAGAGGATTGTCTTACGATGTTCCTTCAATGCATGAAACACTGTATCAATCTGATACTGACGTGGTTTCACACCTGAAATCTTATTCATAAACAACTCCACACCTTCCTCAAAGATGCGGTTGTCTATCTCAAATGGTGTCCCATAATAATCATTGTTCTTGAACTCCCAACTGTATCCATGTCTATCACACCAACGACATAATGAATAAGTCAACCCTGCTGCTAGCGTCTTCGTATGGGTGGATAACAATCTTACCTTACCATCCCAGTACTTCTTACGATACGCAGGTGAGAAGGAAGCGCCCTCTACATCAAAAGAGTATGCTTCCTGGAGTTCATAAAGAACATGTTGTTCACAGTCAAGAACGATATCAATCTCGTTCTTTTTACTAATAATAACATCAACCATACCTTATTTATTATGGATTCTGATCTTCTCCTCTAGGGCAGGTTCCCCACTGAGGTTGCTTATCCGCTGTCCATCCAAGAGTTTGAAAACTGAATCTTGTTGGTGCACTAGTAATTTTAGACACACACCACCCACTGATATCTAGACTATTTGGAAGAATGCAGTTATTAAACATCCACTCCATGTTTGTCACATTACTTACATCCCAGTTCTCTATACCTATTGATGTGCTAGTGTCATTTATATGGCTATCATTAAACATATACTCCATATTGGTTACATTAGATGTGTCCCAGTTGCTAAGATTATCCTTTAACCACGTCCTGCCAGTATTGTGATCACTGGCCCTGAACATAGATGACATATCTTTAACGTTACTTGTATCCCAGTGTCCAATATTTACAATATCGCCTGAATAGTTAATAATCATACGAGACATATTTGTGCATGATCTTGTGTCAATGTAAGTTCCATCGACATACTGAGCGGTAGCATACAATCTAGACATGTTAGTCACACCTCTTGTGTCACTCAGAGGACCAACTTGCCGAACTTCTCCGTCACGATTATAACCAAATTGACCTAACATCCCTGACGCGTCAGGACCAGAGTCGACTAGTACTTCTGTTTGTGCTGGAAGAATACTAATCGATCTTGGATTTGATCCATCAATATCAGTAACGAGTCGTGGCCACCCGTCATTATTTTTGAAGTTATAATCTTGGTTATGTAAGTTTTGTAAGTGCCATATAGTTGGAAGGGGAGGACAAGGATCCACTACACCATTCTCACCACGTGGGCAATGACCCCAACAAGGCCTACCTTTAGTCCAAGCAGTTGCTCCATCGTCAAAATACTGCGGATTACTTGTAATATTAGTTACACACCAATCAGACAAGTCTTGGTTGAAGGCTTCAGCCTTTTCGAACATCCTATCCATGCCCTTATGTACCCTCCCATCACTCACATCCTCAACACTACTCGTGTCCCAACCACTGATATCACGATTAAAATTGAATGCGCTCTCAAACATCTTCCCCATAGTTAACACATTAGATGTGTCCCAATTCTCCATACCTGCTGGATTAAGAATAGAGTCAGCAATCAATCCACCCATTCTGGTGACTTTACTGGTGTCAGTTTCAGGTCCAAAGTCAAATTCAGTATTAGGATTTGATGGGGAGCCACCGATTCCACTGTTGTAGTCGCCAAATAAGGCAAATGTTTCTTTGGGAGTAACGATCACACATTCCGTTCCTACTGGAATTGGTTGTATTTCTCCTAAGTTAGTGCCATCCAATAGATACGCCTGCACAGACTCATTAAGGCCACCCCGGCCTCTATTAACATATAGATCGCCACCTCTCAAGTTCTGAATATGCCAGATACCACCATCATGAAACTCCCATGGCATCTTCTCATTCCTAGGACATGTACCCCATACAGGATAGTCAGATTTTTGCCACGCAGGGTTACCGTTCCTGTCAAATCCAGGTGGCTCACTTGTGATGTTAGTTACACACCACTGAGTCAAGTCTTGGTTGAAATCAAAGCACCCCCAGAACATGTTATCCATCATTATCACATTCGACACGTTCCAACCACCAATGTCTTGGTTAAATTCACGACTGTTTATAAACATATCTTGCATATCAGTCACACTCGACGTGTCCCAACCACTTATGTCTTGATTAAATTTACCGGCTTCACTAAACATTTCTTTCATGCTCGTCACATTTGACGTATCCCAATTACCACCTAACTTACCATTGAAGATCTCACACTCAACGAACATTCCTTCAAAGGTGACAACTTCAGAAGTGTCAGTATATTCTCCAAAGTCCCATTGTGATTCCCACATGCGTAGATCCTTCGTACCTGCAAACAGATAAGTCACATCAGGAGGTGCAACAAAAACTCTATCCTCTCCAACTCCAACTTGACTAGCCATTTTCTCGTTTGTTCCATCAGGTTTCCATGACAGGAATTCAGCCAACTCAGACCCACCAAGATATACTGGTTCCGGTCCTCTATTAATAATATGCCAAACACCACCATTATGTCCTTCCCATGGCATCGGTAACGGTGGTGCTGGTTGCCCCACTGTGTCTACTGTAATTTTGTAAGGTGTATCACCTCGTTGAACAACCAATACATCGTCAAATGTTAGTTTATTAAATAATTCACTGCCTAGACATTTGAATTGAATATCACCTCTCTGAACAACAAAATAAGAAGTTTCTGGACTTGACATTCTACTAACTTTTTAGTTATTTAGAATCCCTGTCCTGGTGCGTCTAATACTTCTACACTGTGAACTAACTTCACCTTAGCCCACCAAGCTGCTCTCAGAACCTCATAATCCTCAAACAAATACGCATCACCATTCTTCATGTTTAATTTGTAGGTGTGTCTGTCGTACGCTTTGTCACAGTACGTTGTGAATGTTTCGCCATCTTTATAGGCCATGTGAGTTCCATTCCAATTGATAATAGTATAACAAATCCAAAGACAAAAACGTGAGCAATCATGACTTTGGTTGTGGGAAGAGGTTGTATGGACCTGTTGGTCTTGCTCTTATTGCCTCATAAACTTTTATGAGTTGCATCACCTGTTTCCTGTTAGTACCACAGGGTGCATTCTTAAGACAGATGTAGATTAGATCATCATCTGTGATTGGTTCTTTGATTGTGAATCCGTGTTTATCCTGTGCCATTAGACTCCACCCACAAAGGATCTCCAAGTAATAATATTTTTGATGTTGAAACTCATCTGATGAATCTGTTTTAGAATCTCAGATAAAGTGTTGAGTGTTGTCTCATAAAGAGCAACCTTCATTTCGATTTTATTAACAGTCTCATCAACCGCCACCCACGACGGGACCTCCGACTTAATGAGTTTGTAGTTGAATGGACTGTCTTCGTACATGTCTGGAGTACCACGGCCA